AGCTGTTGACTTAAACGCAAACGCAATAATTACAGACCCAGTAACTGGTGAAAAAAATTACACTTGGCAGTCAGCCACCGTATACGTTGAAAACGTAGACACCGCTGCTACCGTATATCTTGGTTCCTCTGGAGTTACCTCTTCAAACTATGGTATCTCTTTATTACCGGGGGCTTCTGTTTCAATTGACCTCCTTGGAGGAAATGAAAATGTGTGGGCAATCTCAAGCGGCTCTTCTAACGTAGCAGTATTGTTGGTGACAACAGCATGAGCGTAAAGAAAAGCCTTGCCCCCGCCACACTTTACTACGGCAGTTTTTACGATACTACAACTCAAAGCAACGCTGGAGCTACTTCAGCCAACCTTGTCACCCTTAATTCTACATCTTCGTCTAAAGGAGTTTCAGTAGGCTCACAAGGCAAAGTTACCTTTATTAATGCTGGGGCTTATTTGGTTAACTTCCTTGGTCAATTTGCCTTTACTGGTGGAGCCAGTGATTATCACGTAACAGTCTGGATTTCTAAGAACGGCACTATCATGCCTGAATCTGCGTATACGTTTACTACTACCAGTGCTCAAGGAGCTCAAACGCTTGGTAACGTAGAGCAAATTATCACTGCAAACGCAGGTGATTACATTCAGTTCTACTGGCAAGCTGCTGCAACAGGAATGGCTTTAACACCAACTGCTGCGGGAACTAACCCTACTCGCCCTGCTTCTCCAAGCGTTAACCTTAATATTTTTAACGTCGGATAATGCCATTTAAGTCTAGACAGCAAGAAAAGTGGATGTGGGCAACCCACCCACAGATGGCCCAGCAATGGGAAGAGCACACCCCCAAGGGCAAGAAGTTGCCCAAGAAAGTAGGTAAAAAAGATGGAAGCAAAAAAGGCAGCAAAAAAGCCTAAGCTGGGCTCTGGCAAGCGCTTTGAAAAGGTTGAGGCTGAGGCTAAGAAATCTGGCGCTAAGAACCCTGCCGCTGTAGCGGCTGCGGCTGGTATCCTTAAGTACGGCAAAAAGAAGATGACCAAGCTAGCCGTTAAAGGAAAGAAGGACAAGTAATGTGCAAATCATGCGGATGCGGTTGCTCTAAGCCAAACTGCAAGGGAGCTTGCAAGAAGGCTGACAAGAAGCAAGACGCCAAGGTTATGAAGGGCATGTCACCTAAGCAAAAGGCAGCGTTTGAAAAGGCTGACAAGAAGATGGATAAGAAGAAGCCATCTGCTAAGGAAGATGCCAAGATGGACAAGGCTTTGGCCAAGAAGGTCAAGAAGTCCAAGTAAAGAAGTAAACGCTTAGGCCCCTACAAAGGGGCCTTTGCTTTATCCTTATATTAGTTCCCGTGCGGGGACTAGTAACACCCTTGCGAAATATTTTGCCTCTCCCTAGGAGCTTGCCGTGTCGGATAAGAAAATAGATAGAGCCTCGGACGCTGAGTTTGCTAAAGCAATCGCAGACGCTGTCCCAGAGGCCAAAGAGCATCATATTCTTGCAAACGCGGTTAAAGGTTACTTCATAGGTAAGGCAATCAAGAGTGCAGTCAAGAAGCGCTAGCATCTCTTCTACCGCCGAAAGCATCGGCGTCGCACTGGCAATTCGCCTTACACCTTCCCTTCGTAAAATGGCGGTCGATAGCGGCTGGCCTGCTGACCTTGTAAGTGCACTCAGCCTAAAGGTCGATGACAACAATAATCTTTACGTAGATTACCCAGAAAACTTAGCTCAGCGTATTGAGGATGAAGAGTACGGCTCTTTTCAAACAATGCCTAACGCTGTAATCCGCCCTTTCATCATGCGCAGCTCAGCCGCAATTGCTGAGGAAGTTGACGCAACTGCTCTTGACAAGCTAGCTGAAATCCTGGAGGTAATGTAATGTCATTTGTACTTTCAGAAGACGCTGCTCTAAAGACAATGCTTCAGGGAATCACAGTGTCTGACGACAATAACTCCTCCCGCCCAGTTCGCGTATGGTACGGATACCCTGATATTGAAATCCGCGACCAGAACTTCCCATTCATCACCATTGACTTAATTGACATAATTGCGGGTAATGACCGCCAGACCTGGGGTTACCTAAAAGACACTGATGCTCTTGGCACCCAGGCGACAGTGACGGACAGCTCATACGTCTACCACGTCCCAGCCGCCTATGACATTATCTATCAGGTAACTACCTATTCGCGTCACCCACGCCATGACAGAGCTATCATTCAACAGCTCTTTAATCTATTTCCATCAAAGTACGCATACCTTAACGTGCCAGTAGACACCAATGCCTATGGCACAAGTCGGTCTATGTTCCTTGATGGATTTGTAAAGCGCGATGCGGTAGAGGGTGAGACCGGAAACCGCCGCTTACTACGAAATGTTTACACGTTGAGAGTTCTCAGCCAAATGACACCTGCCACGGCGATGACAGCGCTGAAGAATGTATCAACTGTAAAGCTAAACACCAACACATCGTATATCCCATCTGGTTACTATCCCGTCTAATAATCGCTTATAAAGTATCAAAATCTAAGGAGACAGAATGTCAGCTTACTTAAGACCAGGGGTATACGTCCAAGAGTCGTTAAACCCAACACAGGTCGTACCAGTATCCACATCAACAGCTATTGCTGCTTTTGCTGGAGCTAACGACCGCGGTCCAGTTCTTCCAACACTTGTTACATCTTGGAACCAATATGTAACCTTGTTTGGCAGCTGGAACACCGTGCAGAACAACAACCTTCCACTAGCAGTTTACCTATTCTTTGCTAACGGTGGAAGCCAGTGCTATGTAAACCGCGTTGTATCAACAAGCGCAACAGCAACCGTAACTGCAGCATCTGCTTCAGGCGGCACTGTTACTTACACAGCAGCTAACTCATTTAGCGCAGGACAGACAGTATCTATTACTGGCTTGTCTACAACCGCGTTTAACCTTTCAAACGTAACCATCGCAACAGCGTCTGGTACTCAATTTACTGTAATCAACCCAGCAACAGGAACTGCGGTAACTGGCGCATCAGGTACAGCAACTGTATCTGGAGCTATTGCAGCGTCACGTACTCTTACTGACAACGCAGCAACTCCTCTTGCAACCATGGTTGTATCAGCAAACAGCGCTGGCGCATGGGGTAACAACATTAGCGTTGAGGTAGTATCTTCTTCACTAACTGGTTACTTCACACTCAACGTTTACTACGCTGGCGTTACAAGCGCAAATATCGTAGAGCGTTGGACAGACATTACCATGCTTCAGAGCGACCCACGCTATGCAATTAACGTGATTAACTCTGCGTCTAACTACATCACTGTAGTTAACGCTAACTCAACAACAACCGCTCCTAACAATAACCCTAAGCCTGTTTTGCCAGCTTCTGCAACTCTTGCTTCTGGCTCTGACGGCTCATCTGTTACTAGCGCTAACATCACAACATCTCTAAACCTGTACGACACTATCAAGTCTTCACTAGTCTTGAACCTTCCAGGTTACACAGATGCTACAACTATCAATGCAGCAATCGCGTATGCTACGGGCTCAACCCGTACAAATGACGTGTTTGTAGTTGTTGACGGCGTAAACGACACAGTAGCTAACCAGCTTACCTTGGCGTCTTCATACACCGCTACATCACAGGCAGCTGTTTACTACCCACAGATTACAATTGCTGACCCAACACTTGGTGTTGGCGCTGGCGCAAACTCTACCAAGACCATCGGTGCTGGTGGAGCAGTAGCTGGTTTGTACGCAGCAACTGACGCTTCACGCGGCGTGTTCAAGGCTCCAGCTGGTCTTCAAGCACGTGTTGCTGGAGCTGTATCTGTACCTTCACTTGCTAACGCAGACCTTGACTCACTTAACAGCGCGGCTGCCCCAGTCAACGCTATTAAGTTTGTACCAGGCGCTGGCATTGTAGTAATGGGCGCTCGCACACTGAAACCAGGATACATTGACCGCTACGTCCCAGTACGTCGCACTTTAATCTTCTTGGAGAAGTCACTTACTGACTTGACTCAGTTTGCAATCTTCGAGCCAAACGACCAACGTCTATGGCGTCGCTTGAACGCAACAGTCAGCTCGTTCTTGACCAACTTCTGGTCACAGGGCGGTTTGTCAGGTACTACACCAGCTCAAGCGTTCTTTGTAAAGGTTGACTCAACCAACAATACGCAAACAACTATTAATAACGGCGAAGTCCATATTGAGGTTGGTGTTGCTTTGCAGCGTCCAGCTGAATTCGTTGTTATTAAAATCGGCCAGTTTGACGGTGGAACAACCGTCACAGTATCGTAAAGGAGACGATAGCAAATGGCAACAAACCTCAATTATGGGTCGACGCTTGCGACTGACCCGTTACGCACGTTTAGATTCTTTGCCGAGTTTAGCGTCCCTTCAGAGACTGGCACTACCCCAGCTGGCGCTAGCGGAACTTTAGGCAAAGCAATCACAACAGGCTGGACTGGTGGCTTCACAAGCATCAGCGGTCTGGGCATCAACACCCAGGCTATCCAGTACCGTGAAGGCGGATACAACACTACTGTCCACCAGATTCCTGGCATGACAACATTCAACCCTGTCACCTTCAGCCGTGGCGTTATCGTAGGTAACGACCAAGCTATGAAGTGGATGCGCGGTTTGTTTGCTGCTCAAGCTGGCGGTGGATTGTCTGTAGCGGCAGGAAACAGCTTCCGTGTAAACATCAACATCTACGTTCAGAACCACCCAAACGCTGGCAACACCTATGCAGATGACAACTCAGTCATGGGCTTCAAGTTGCACAACGCTTGGATTACAAACCTGAACTACACAGACCTTGATGCTACCTCAGGAGCAATCTTGTTTGAGACAATGACCTTGGTACACGAGGGATTGTCCGCATTCTTTACAAACGCAGACGGTACCCCGACTGACTCAACACTAACATCCAGCACTATCTAGTATAGAAAACAGGAGCACTAATCGTGGCAGACATCATTACAGACAACGCACTAATCGAGCAGTTTACTAAAAAGGCAATGGAGGAGCCTGAAGTCGTAATTAAGACTAAGGCTCCTTCAGAACCTGAAGTTAAGCTTCCAGGCGGTTTGATTGAAAACGGCGGTGAAATCATTAAGACAGCTGAGGTCAGGGAACTGACTGGCGCAGACGAGGAAGCTATTTCTCGTGCTGGCTCTGTCTCAAAGAGCGCCGCTGTTCTTTTACAACGCGGCCTGGTAAAGCTTGGCTCAAGAGAAGCTACAAAAGACGACCTAGAGAACCTGCTATCGGGAGACCGTGACGCAATCCTATTGGGTATCCGAAAGGTTACATTTGGTGACGTCGTTCAAGTTAACGCCAAGTGCCCTAGCTGCTCAACAGCTCAAGTTGTAGATATTGACCTAGTAGACGACGTACCAGTAAAGAACTTGGAAGACCCAGTTCGTGACCGTACTTGGATAGTAGATACAAATATGGGACCAGTTCAGGTAGGTCTTCCTACAGGCCTAGTCCAAAAGAAACTGATTGAAAACTCTGATAAAACGGCAGCTGAGATGAACACTCTTCTTTTAGCTGGCTGCATTATCTCTGTTAATGACCGCCCTTCTTCTGGAGCGTCTACAGCTTTGTCCCTTGGCATTGCTGACCGCCAGAAGGTAGTGGATTCCATCATTGAGCGCAACCCAGGCCCACGCCTTGGGGAGGTGAAAAAAGCTTGTCAGGCATGTGGTGAGGACATCGAACTCCCACTTAGCTTGCTTGATTTGTTTCGTCTATAACGATGAAACATACGAAGAATTATTAAACCAGTATGAGGTTCTAACCAGAACCTTTAAGGGTTGGACGTTATCAGATATACGTTCTTTGTCGGTTAGAGATAGAGCTAACTGGCTTGAAAGAGCGCAACGCGGAAGGAAGTAAGGAATGGACAGCAAACAAGGTATGAACCTTGGTGGCGGCACTAACCGCCTTGTCAATAATATTACTAACCTTCAGCAAGCTCTTGTTACTGTAGGAAATATCCTTGACAATAACATCAAGCCTAAGTTCTCTAGTCTAGAAGGCATCGTAAGCAGAATAACCACAGGCCTTGGCGGCTTTAGTTATTCCCTTGGAAAAGTTGCTGGGGAAGTAGGTGGCGGTAACCGTATTGCCGCCACTCCTCCTGGACTAAGCGGCACAGGTGGTACAGGCGGCACAGGTGGAGGCGGCAATGGCTACACCATGGCTGCTGGGGCGCTATCAATTGCGAGTAGCGCAGGCTCTTTTGCTCAGCTTAATAAGCCAACACTGCAAAATGCTCTGCAGCAAGACCTGCTCACTAACCGTGCTCGAGCCTATGGATTTGGCAATATGGCCAACACCTCATTCATTGACCAGAACGGTAACCTAAGCTCTTACCGTATTGCTCAGCAATCAAGCATTGCTGGCCAAAATAACAACATCAATAACATTCAAAACACGCTTGCAATGCGTGGCACACTACAACCAGGTAATCCTTTGGATGCCGCTCAAGCGCTTACTAACGCTCAGAACTTTGGTTTAGCTGGTGCCCCTAACGTAGGTCAGGTTCTGATTGGTGCGGCTGCAGCGTCTAACTTAACTCCTGGCGTTGGCCTTGCACGAAGTGTTCAAGCCCAGGCAGCTCTGCAACAAGGTAGCAGCGTTAACATGCTACGCGGTCAGTTTGGAATTAACATCCGCGGCGCTGATGGCTCCATGATGTCTGTGCCTCAAGTTGTAGACCAAATCTGGAATAAGCTTAACTCTCAAAAGCGTGGCTCAAGCAAAATTACCGAGCAAGACATTCTTCTTTCTATGGAGCCTGGCAACGCTATTGACTCCATGCTTAACATGTACTTTGGAAGTGACCCTGTTCTCCGCAAGCAAGTAGAGGATGGTCTTCTTGTAAAGGCGGCAACAGGCGGCTCTACTCCTTTGGCAAACGTAAGCAAGAAGACGCTTCAGAATCTAGGGTTTACTACTGCGGCTACAACTGCCCAGAGCAATAACCTCGCTCAACAGGCGCGCCAACTTGGTTTACAAGCAGGTTCTATGGCCGCTGGATATACAGCCAATACTCAAATGCAAACTGACGTATCCAAGATTGCTACAGCCCTTACCCCTATTGCAGACAGCCTTGACTTTATTCAACAGTTGTTTAAAGGTGGCGGAAGCGCGCTTGGTTTTGTTGGAGGACTTTTAAAGGGCGCAGCTGGAATATTCAAAGCCGATGGAGGACCAGTAGGCGGCAAGCAACCTTACATTGTGGGCGAGCGCGGACCAGAGCTGTTTGTACCTGGTAGCGATGGAACTATTATCCCTAACCACCTGCTTCCACGTAACCGTGCAGATGGCGGTGGCGTTAAGGCTGGTGGAGCCTACCTATCAGGATTAAACAACGTTAGCTCAACTGACTTTGCTAAAGCAATGTTAATGAGTTTGAACATCGCGCCAAATTCCCAAAACATCTCAGACCTTAATATGTGGATGGGTAAAGAAGGCGGTAACTGGAATAACACAGCTAAGTACAACCCTCTTAATACAAGCTATCAAGCATCTGGTTCTGTTAACTTTAACAGCGGCCGCCCTGAAGGCGGAGTGCAGGCCTACACATCATGGCAGCAAGGTCTTGAGGCAACTATAGCTACGTTAACGGGGACACAAGCTAAATCTCGTGGGTATACAAACCTTATAAATGCCCTTAAAAGCGGAGCTACTAATTCTGAATTTTTTAAGGCCATGCAGGCTTCCTCATGGGATGCTCACCACTATCAAGGTGGCATGAGCTCTAGTACAGGCCCAGTCAGCATGGCGCCAAGTGCAACAAGCGCTGGCTACACCCTTAACCAACTACAGGCTGGTATTACAGCTGGCTCTGCTTATGCACCAGGTAACGGAACCACTAACCATACCTATAACTATGGCGGAGTAAACGTAACAATCAGCGGCACTAACCAAAGCCCAGATGCTATTGCTAAGGCGCTTAAATCTGCTCTTGCTAATCCAACCTTCACGTTAGGACAATCATAATGGCGGTTTTTATAGACACTAGAGGCGCAAAGTTTAATCCAAATTTACAACCTAAAACCGCACCGACTACGGACAACACTGACCCAGTTGGAGGCAATAGAGTCACCCCAGCTGGCTGCAAAGTTAATTTGCCTCCTCATGAGTGGAGCCTACCTGTTCGTACTCAATACGTGGCTGGCGGTTTAGAGGCAGATGCTAAGCCTGAGCACGGTATGCGTAGAGCAATTATGTGGTTTTTTAACGGAAATAACTCTGTTGGTGTTACCTCTGGCTCAAGCACAACATCTGCTAATTCTTCTGCTGCTGGGGGAACTGTCAACGGGCAAAAGCAAACAGTCACAACTGTTACCGCAGATAATGCTTGGGCATTTCAATTTTTATGGAACCCAACAGATATCAATATATCTGTTGACCGAAATACAGACGTCACGCCTACATCTGCTGATAGGTTCACCACAGTATCTGGCATGTATCCTGGACAAGAGTCAATATCTTTTAGCATAACAATTGATAGAACATGGGACATGGCTTGTTTGCGAGGCCTTACTAATATTACAAAAAGCACTGACTATTACAAAAAAGGTGTGCGCAAAGGCTTAGTGTATGACACGGTAAATCAAATCAAAGACTTGATGGCTAAAGGTACCTTAGCTGATATTGAATACCTTTTAAAAACAATTAACGGCGAATCTGCAGACGGCGCTACATGGAAAAACGCTCTGGGCAGAGAAACGGCGGATATAGGGTACCTGCAACCAAACGTTGTAGCTGTGCAGTTTGGGCCTTCTATTAACAGCCTTTCATATGTTGGCTGGGTAACTAATCTTCAAATATCACACTCGGCTTTTACTGAGGACATGATTCCTCTAAAAAGTACAGTTCAAGTATCTCTTGCTTGCCTTGCCGCATCAACGCTTACAGGTGGCGCTACGCCTGTAGTAAGGACACAACGATAATGTCTATATACAAGGGCTCTCGGTACGAATACTCAACTATTGACTACGTTGCAACAACCCCAAATGGTAACCCAAATCCAGTTGTTTTCTATCAATTTTCTGACATTGGATACATTGAGTACCAGGAGCACACGTATGTGGAGGGCGAACGCCTAGACCAGCTTGCGTATAAGTACTACAGAAGCTCTGGTTATTGGTGGATTATCCCTGAGTACAACCCAGAAGTAACAGACTTTACTAATATTAAACCTGGAACGGTACTGAGGATTCCACGTGTTTAACTATATTCAGGTTGACTTTCCGGAAACTACAGCTAACCCAGCTCAGGTTTACTCGGCGTCTCTTATTCAAAATAGATATGAGCATGAGATTGCTGTTTTAAAGTTTCGTGACTGGGGAACTCAGTATGATGCCGTTCAAGATAACTCACCTGTTCACATTACTTTTTATGGGTCTCCTGGCAAAAGCAGAGAGTTTTACGGGTATGTTCACCACATTAATGTGTCCCGTTCTCCTGGAAAATTCTTTACTGAAGTAGTAGCAATCAGCTCCTCTTACACAATGAAACAGCAGTCTCAAGAGGTTTACAAAAACATAACTGCGGACCAGGTGGTCAAGCAACTTGCTGAAAAGCATGGCCTAGTCTCATATACAGTGCCTCATCCACGCATCTACCCACAGATAGCTCAAGCTGCCCACACCGACTGGGAGCTATGCGTGCGCCTTGCAAAGCAGTGTGGCTACACGCTGCGTACCCAGAACACCGAGATTTATTTTCAGCCGATGCTTCAAGACTTTACTACCTACCGCTCTCAAGCTCAAAGATTTGTAATGCGCCATGAGGGCGACCCTAATGGCTCTACAATATATTCTTTTTATCCAATGATTGGTCAAGCTCTACCTTACGAAGATGCTTTTAAATCCGCTGTTGCTGTTAATGGTGTTGACCAAAACACCGTGTCAAACATGTCTATAACTCAGCAGATTCGTAATAGAAAGACAAGAGCTAAAAGTAAGCCAGAAGTCTTTGACAGATTTGCAACTACAGTAGTTGCTACTGACCCTCAGGTTGCTTCCTATGAAGCTCAAGCGGCAGAGGACAGAAACTCTTTTCCTTATCGAGCTGTGGTAGAAGTGCTAGGAGAGCCTGACCTTCGTCCAGATATGCCTGTCTACCTAGAAGGATTAGGTTCTGATTATTCTGGATACTGGACCATCTTATCTGCAGAGCATAAAATTCTTCAGACAGAAAAAGCTGCTCAGACGTATACAACTGTTCTTACTGTTGGTTCTGACTCTCTTGGTGACTCTATTGCCTGGGTAGATGGCCAGACTATTACTGCCCCCGACTATTCACCAAAAAGAACAATTATCCCAAACGTTAAGCAGACTAACATCGTCCCTAAAACTGCACTAATGTCGACGTACAACTCCCCTAGCCCTAGCTCTAAAGCCCCATTTTCTTTAACGCAAAATAGACAAGCACCTAAAGTAAATAACAGAGCCGCTTCAGCCTCATTTTGGAAAAGTCAAACCGCATCGTTAAACAACTTAACTGTTAACACTGATACGACACCAGCCAGTGTTAAAGAACGAGTAAGAAAGGCGGCTGGCCTTGTCTTCTGAGGATAAACGCTTCTACGGTATATACGAAGGAATCTGCACAAATAATTCTGACCCAGATGCTAAGCACAAGATTAAACTGCAAGTTCCGCAAGTACTTGGCTCTGCTGAAACCAATTGGGCAAAGCCCTGTTTACCTGTGGTTGTGGACGCTGACCACGGTGACAATGGCGGGTTAACCACCACAACTAGCTCTACGGCAGTAGCTACCTATGGCACACATAGCCATGTAGTTACGCTGACTACGCACGCAAAAGTCCCTACCATTGGGCAGAAGGTATGGGTCATGTTTATTGCAGGAGACCCTAATTATCCAGTGTGGATGGGAGTACAGCTATGACAACAACTAGCTCGGCTATATCCCTGCCTTTCTCTTTTGACTCTACGGGCAAGGTCTCGGCCACTACTGATATGAAGAAGATGTGGCAAGACCGAATCGTTCTTATGACCATGACCTCGCTAACAGAACGGGTTATGCGCCCTACATACGGAACAAATGTGAAGTTGTCAGCTCTTGATAACGTTGAGTCGGTAGACATTTTTGTACAGCAAGAGATAAGCACGGCGTTCTCTTTCTGGTTTCCTACCCTCAGCCTAACCAGCGTAGATGCCGAAGTAGACCCTACAGACGGATACTTATATGTAACTTTGAGCTACAAATACGGTACATCTTCAACCCCAGAAACTTTAAGCTTTAAGTCAGGACTCTTCAGTAGGTCTGGAGATGCAATCGTGGAGGTAATAAATGGCTAGCAATAACTACGTACCAACAATTGACTACACGTCAAGAGACTACACCTCTATCTTGCAGGACATGATTAACCTCATCCCTACCTTTGCACCTAACTGGACCAGCCGTGACCCATCCGACTTTGGTATTGCTCTTCTTGAGCTATTTGCTTACATGGGCGACGTCCTTAACTACTACATCGACCGCTCTGCAAACGAAGCCTTCCTGTCAACCGCAAGCCAGCGCGAAAGCGTCCTGTCTATCGCTACTCTTCTTGGCTACGCGGCCACAGACAGCACGGCAGCTACAGTAACTTTAACGTTCTACAACAGTAGCTCTTCTACGATTACAGTTCCTGCCCTTACTCAGGTAGCGACCAGCAACGTATCCAACGGCGTAACCTCGCAGATTATTTACGAGACCAACACCGCAATCACGGTACCAGCTGCTAGCGGCTCTACTCCAGGCAGTGCGACGGTAGCGGCAACCCAAGGCATAACTATCTCAGGCACCTCTGGTCAAGGAGAGCTCATCGGCACTTCTGATGGAACCGCAGGACAGACATATGCTCTATCTCAAAACCCAGTAATCAATGACAGCACAGAGATAGTAGTGGGCGGAATCAACTACGAAAAAGTAGAGTACTTGATTGACTACCAAAGCTACGACCCTGTCTTTGTTACCTTTACGGATGCTTATGGAATTACCTACATTATCTTTGGCGATAACGTAAGCGGTCGTATTCCGCCAGCATCCTCTCCAATCTACTGCACCTATCGTGTTGGTGGAGGTTCTACTGGAAACGTAGCTGCTGGAACAATTAACTACATCGTTAAGTTCCCTACAGGTGCTATTCCAGCAGGCCTTACTGTTAGCAACGAAAACAATGCAGCTACAGGCGGCGCTGACCCAGAGAGCACAGACTCTATTCGTATCAACGCTCCGCTAAGCATTAAGGCTTTGAACAGAGCGGTCTCCACCAATGACTACGCTTCACTGGCGCTACAAGTCAGCTCTGTATCTAAAGCTACGGCTATCGGCAGTAACTATAAGAGCATTACTCTTTACTTTGTTCCTTATGGCGACTCAGGCCTTCAGAATGATGGCGTTACTCCGTCCACAATCTTTAACAACTTGGCGGCTCAACTAACCACCTTCTTTACTGGAAAGACTCCTCCAGGCACAACAATCACCTATCAACCTGCAACATATGTTCCAGTGAATGCGATTGTTAACCTTACAGTCTTGCCACAGTACAACCAACTAACTGTACAAACAGCAGTTCAGGCTGTTATCTCAAGTCTCCTAGATATTGCTAACGTGCAGTTTGGTGACCGAATCTCGGTCCAGGACTTCTACTCTCAGGTTGCAGCTATTGAGGGCGTTGCTTATGCACAAGTAGAAAAGCTTGTTCGCAATGACCAAGACTATAACTACACAGTAACTAACGCCGCTCTAACTAGCGGAACCGCTACCCTCACCCTGTCTGTCCCTACAGCTACGGTTACAGCAGCATCTGCCTCAGCTGGAGTGGTTACGTACACCGCGTCTAATACTTTTAGCGCTGGTCAAACAGTAACAATAACTGCACTAAGCACATCGACCTTTAACTTAACAAACGCTGTAATCGCTTCGGCAACCTCTAGCCAGTTTACTGTTATCAGCTCAGCCACTGGAACCCCAGTTACTGGCGCTAGCGCAACAGCCGTAATTCCACATAAGCTAGTTATTGGTTCAGAACTTCAAGTAGCACTCACAAGCAATACTGCTTACAACGGAATCTTTGTTGTTAATGGGTACACGACCACAACCGTGTCCTACGCTTTGGCGGCAAATAATATCTCTAGCGCCAGCGCTAGCGGCACCGCCGAGATTCTTACTGTAAACGACATAGTATGCGCGTTCAACGAAATACCTCAAACTTCTTCAAACGGGATTGTGGTCAATGCTCTTGGCGGAATTACGGGGTAACTAATGGCTAGATATGGAATTGACTACTACGGCGTAGGGCTTTACGGAGCTGTAAACCCAGTTAAGTTTGACGCGTCTCCATTTACTGCATCACCTCTAGGTTATGGAGCCATTCAGCTTAACTGGGCTAACCCATCTGGTTCATGGGCAAAGATTCAGCTTGTAAGAAACACATATGGGTACCCCGTACACGCATTTGATGGTCAAGTCCTCCTAACCGCTTTTAACGGCGCAGACCCTACGACATACGTAGACACCACTAACTTAATTGAGGGCGCTTACTACTACTACTCTTTGTACGTTTACACGACAGTTGGCTATAAGTGGGTAAACGCTGGAAACGCTCAAGGTCTATCCGTTAAGAACTTTGGCAACGGAAGCAAGATGTATGAGTATTTGCCGGACGTTTACAAGCTGGTTGACACCATATCTTCTACCTCTACTCCTTACCCAAGCACACCAGTAGTTGTAACGGCTGCTCAATCTGGCGGGGATGTAATTACCTACACGGCTCAAAACACCTTTAAGGTCGGACAGGTAGTGAGCATTAGCGGACTATCTACGTCCGCCTTTAACTTAAACAACGTAGTTATAAAGACGGTGTCTAACTCACAGTTTACTGTGCAAAGCTCTGCTCAAGGACTTCCTGTAACTGGGGCATCAGGTGCGGCCTCTATTATGCAGGACGATAACGACCTGTATAGCTTCCTTCAAGTATTTGGATTTGAGCTGGACTACCAGCAAACACTTGCCTCTTTGCTAACTACCCGTTACGACGTAGAAACTGTTAGCGGAACTTTGCTTCCAATCATGCTGCAACAGTTTGGGTTTACCTACGAGCCACAGATTGGCTACCAGCAAAGCCGTATTCTTTTGCGCGACGGAATTAAGTTCCTGCAAAAGAAGGGAAGTAGCGAGGGGCTTGTAGAGTACATTAAAGCTTTCTCAAGCTACGCAATCCCTGAGCCAATCTCAGGCACACCAAACCCAAGTGTCAACGGCCTTACTATCGGCCACAACTTATTCCTAGACTATAACGACTCATCGTTTGAAGAAGCATCCGCAACTTCATCTGGTGGATACGGACGCTGGGACTCACTAGACGGCACGGCATCCATTAACCGTGTTAACACGGCAAGCATTCTCTCTATGTCTCTGACCTCAAACGTGGCAACCTTGACTATTGGCGCCCATACATATCTCCCAGGCAACAAGATATATGTAAACAACTCGCCCCTACCTATCTTTAACTCCCCTAACACGGCGCTTACTATTACCGCCGTTACCGCTACAACTATTAGCTACGCGCTTACCTACTCTACTAACATCCCACCTACGTCTGGCTACAACCCTCTAATCACAGCCAATGGTGTGTTTGGTTCCTATGCTCAAGTAGCTCCTGCACCTAATCCTTGGGCGGAACCAACTACCGCACCGTCGTTCCCAAATAAGCAGACGGGTGTTCTATCTTTAACTAACGCGTCTACCTCCTCGCAATCAGTTGACCTTTACTGCGGAGACGTATCGCCTATCTATAACGGCATACCTGTCACAGCTGGATTGTCGTATTCATTCAGCTTCTATGCAGCTAACGGTGGAACGGCTAGAAACGTTACCGCAAAAATTAAGTGGTTTGACCGCTTTGGAGTTTACATCTCAACAAGCTCTGGAAGCCCTGTTTCTGATTCAGTTACAGTATTTGGTTCATCGGTTCGCCCGTACGTAACGGCTACAGCGCCATCTACTGCTTACTATGCTGCACCTGGAATATCTATTGCTTCAGTAGCTGGCTCAGCATCTCAAGAGTTCCACTACGTAGACGCCGCTCAGTTTGAGCAATCCGCTTCAGTGACTTCTTTTGATGAGGCGCGCAACGTACACATCACTCTTAAGGCTACTCGAATCAACGAGCTTCTCAACCCGACCTTTGCTTCTCCAATAACCCCATGGGTTGTAACAGGGGCTACGCACGATGTGGACACAGACGTTGCACAACCAAACGGTGACATCTATACAATCACTAATACAACAATTACAACAGTAAGCGGAACTAACTACGCAACTGTAACCCTTTCTACGCCTCACGTTATTCAAGCTGGACAAGACGTATGGTTCCAAAACGTAAGCGGCACTGGAGTAACCTCTTCAAATTACAACGGTGCTCAAACTGTAACTAACGTAATTCCACCTACGCTATACAGCTTTTCTTTTGTAACAACCGCTGGTACTCAAGCATCACTTGCTACAACTGGAACTGTCTTTGCTTCTGGTAATGGCCTTGGTCTAACTGCAACTAGCTCTACTGTATCTGTTACCACAGCAGGCTCGTACATGGGAATCTACTACCCAAGCACGTCTTACACGTTTAGCGTTTGGTTTAAGGCCTACTCTGGCTCAGAATCAATCTCAACAACTATTAAGTGGTACGACAGCAGCTACACGTTAATAAGCTCAGCTACTGGCGGAACCTACACAGCAACGTACAGCGCTTCACTTCCTTGGTACAGAGCTTACGTAACTGCTATTGCTCCTAGCACAGCCGCATACGCTACTGTAGAAATAGATTGGCTAACAGCTTCCTCTGGCGAAGAACTTTCTTTGAACCAAGCTTTGTTTGAAAACTCAGCTTTCGTTCAAGACTTCTTTGATGGCAGCCAAGGACCAGCGGACTCAGGGTCGCTGTTCTGGGAAGGCGGCATCACTAACGGTGCTCGCAGCCACTACTACCGTAACCGCTTGGCTATCGAGAACCGACTTATCAACGGCGGCATCACCGACTACCTGCCGCTAGGAACCACATACGCGCTGTACCTAGCGCAGCCAAACACGTAGTACACTTCTACCATGTTTGATTTACTACTCGTTGCTATGTTCGTATCGTTCTTGCTGGCTATCCTTACGCCGCTTACTGACCTGCTTAGCGTGTTCATTAGTCCCATCGCGGTTAACGCGATTATCTCTCTCATCTTATCTTCGGGCGGGAACTACCTAGTTTCCACGCATACCGTTAAGGGATTCATTATCAAGGCAGTAGCTGGAGCGTTCTTTGGTCGCCTGCTCCTTACGCTTGGCGAGCGCCTTGCAACATACCGCCCTGTGGTAATCAACTCCGCTAGACAATAAAACTTCCTGTGCTAGTCTAGGCCTCCCCTACAAAGGAGGTCCGAATGGACAAGTACTATGTGATAGTCGCTGGTAACGGAATTACTAGCCGCGCTAATTTAGAAGCGCTTATGGAAGACCACTACTACGCTAATGGCCCTAAAGGAATTTTGGTCTTAGCGTTTGATGGTAAGCCAAGCCAAGGGCAGATATTTGCAGCCCAGCTTGCAAAAGATAAAAACGTCGAAACAGTTGTATTCAATACCAAAGACGACGCACCTGGCCTTCCGCCATGTAGCGTCGCGGTTGTAGATAACCCATTGCTTGCAGCGGTCTCTTCTACTGAAGGAGAGAAAGCTTCTGCATTTGTTCTATGGTCGGACGAAGACACAGGTTGCTTGAACCTACTTGCTTACTGCAAGAAGGCTGGCGTCCCGTGCTTTGACTTGACCGATGGACTCAACCCACTTACAGCCTCTCCAAAGGCCAAGGCACAAGACGCGCCTGAAATACCAGAAGCTGAGCAGGAAGAGGTTGAGGAAGAGTACGTTCTTCCCCTAGAAGACCCTGAGGAGGAAGAGGACATGGACGAGGACGAGACGCTTGATGAGGTCTACATGGCCGTTGAGTACCTAGTCCAAGCCATAGCCAAGGCTGTGCGGGCCGAGCTGAGTGCCTCTAATAAGCCTCAGAAGGGCTCTAAGGCGTGATTACAGCCAGAGATAGTGTTCGGGTGTCACTCCGCCCAAATAAACGGCCAGGCGGCCTCAGCGCCTTCAGGCCAGCCATCTCCAAAAGAGCCGTGGTCTTTAATCATGTCCAGGCAGAACTTAGTAACATCCTTTTCGCTAGAAAAGACTCTGCTGCTCTTTACTGCGTTACAAAGGGTACAAGAAGCTACCCAGTTGTTGTCGGGGTTGTTGCCAAGGTACGCAAACGGAATGAAATGGTCCCATTGAATAGTCAAGCCGACCAAAGAGGTGTTGCAGTAAGCGCATCTTCCTTTTTGTTGGATAATCAGGCGCTCTTTGCTGCTCTCCGAAATGTAGCTGGTTCGGTGAAGTTGTTTCTTGGACATACAAATATCGTACGTCTAACCCCATCGTTACGTGAGGTAAACACATGATTACCGCACGGGCAATAGGAATCCTCGAGGAAATAGCCATGAGACCGTCCCATGGGGGCGCTGCGGGCCTTTCCCG